GTCTTTTCATAAGTAAAACGCAACATTGGTAAATTCGTAGAAGCTGGTTGAATCTGGCGTGAAACGTTAGACATCGGCACTAAATCAATGATGTGCTCAGCACCCGCGTTAAAATTGTTAGCAATGTGGGCATGCCCATTCCTATTCATAGCTAAAGCTTTTGCAGTAGCACTGCTACCAACAGCAGAAGTACCTAAGTAAATCCTAGCGCCACCGGCGCCGGCTTGATACTTAACAGAAAATTGGACAAGGTCAACCTTGCCACAGCCTTCAAGGCGATGTTCGACTAGGTCACTAATTGGACCGTCATATTCATTCTTTCCATCACAGCACAGCTGTACGATGTCAGTATAAAGAAATTCAGTGCCAATACCACGCTCCAAGGGAGCCATAGGAGTCTCAGACGCAACATTCTCAGATGATACTTGTGCCATGCTTATTTAATCAAAACTTCTGAAGTCTATTCGAAAAATAGGGGATTGGACATATCCAAACCAGAAGAAATATTGAAAGGTAATGTTACAGATTTAATAGTATGTACAAAGCCATTTGTGGAACGTTCTTCCACGGCTATATCAGTCAAATCAATCGTATCGGAACTGAGATACTCAGCAGCTTGGTCAGCTTCTTCGCTAACCAATTGGGCACTCGAAATTTTTGTCCAGTCGGGCCTAACGTATATCTCTTCGGCCTTCAGATTGAACATAACTCGAGTCATTATCTGGTGAGCAGTCATCTCATCTTCAGTCAAGAGCGACATCAAAACTTCGCCTTTATTGTAATTCCACTTCCACAAATCATAGTAACCAAGGATAGCATCTTCGCCCTGGCCAGAAGAAATTTTCGCCAAGAAACGTTTCGTAAGAATAACTGGATCTTTGAAAACATGAACGCCAACAGACATGAAGCTAATGAACTCCCCCCTAGCACTTTGAAAACGCTTAACTATGGTAGGATCGAGATGCTTCAACTTTTCGTAGTCTGGATTAACTGGCAGGCCTCGCTTCCGACGTAGATCGTCACCAGAAGCAGCAATTGGCCAACCAGCCGGTATGGCATACCTGTATATTTCAAGTGCAGCAGAAGAAAAAGTGTTTAGCAAGTAAGTCCAGATCTCTCCAGACCCGGTCATTATCGCAAGCACCTTGTGATTAACTTCCTTTGAAAGCTTATTTCGCTTCCATTCCGCCACAAAAGTCTCAGGCAACCCAAACCAAGACAAAAGGTTTTCAAAGAAGGCAACAGCCCAACCCTGAGTTGTACCATCCTGTCCTTCCAAGTCAGTCATTTCGCTTATGTTGTCGTCCTGCATGTACTTAGCATTCCAAACTTCATAGTCAGCAATAGTTTTCTTGCCATGGAAATAGAACCAGTCTGGAACGTTTTCAATCAGCTTGTCTAGCATGTAAGCCCCGTACGGGCCATGCTCAAACAAGTATTGATCTGAGTGAGTCATTATAGGCTGCCCAGGCTTAGCTGCCTTAAACAA